AATAATTTAGAGGATTTTATAAACAAGATAAATGAAAACAGAACATATTATAGGCAATCGTCACCGAAATATGGTTTAAAAAAACTCAAAAGCGAGATAAATGGTGGTAATAGAAATATAGAAATTATGGAGTTAGCTATAAATGATAAAAGTGAGAGATATGCATTTTTTGACATCAATATTCAGGGATGTAAATTCGATCATGATATAAATGAGTATATTGTTGTCGATAGTATTGTAGAAGTTGTAAGTTATGAAAGGGCGGATTATGTTGGAATTGTAATTTTGCAGTCGTATGGAAATGCACAAAGAGTTATTAAGAAAATTTTTGCAGATAAAGAAAAATGGGGTGAAGTTAATCCTGATGATCAGGTAAATGAGGATTTATTATATTGGTTTTTTTATAGAATGAGGGAGCTTCCAGATAAGCCTATATTGAAGGAACCATTGATATATTTGAATGGAATTTATAGTTACTTAGGTCGGACTGAGGATAAGGTAAATGCAACAAGAGGTGTTGGAAAAAGAGTGACGGCACTACTTGGAACTTTGGGAATGTTACTTGGAGAAGAAAGTTTACGAGCTTTGCGTCCTATTATTCAATATGAGAAAGAGGAATTAAATATTGAATTATATATTGGAAATTCTGGAAAAGTGTATGAGAATACATATTCAGGGGCTTTAAGTATTGACATAAGGGAAATGGGAGTTAATGACAAGGCAAAACTGTTTATTTTAGTATGCAAATATATTTTACCTGGCATAATTAGTGGATACAATAAAGACAAAGATAAAAATGAGTGGTCAATAAAGTTAAAACAGTTTTTTTTAAGAGGAATAGGGAATGAAATAAGGGAAAAAGTTGATGGGGAGATTGAACGTATAGATTCAGAAATAATGCAATATGAGGAAATAGAAAACGATGAGATATATGATGAAGATTGTGAAATTGCGGTGGTAGAGCAAGAAATTGAGGAAGGAATAGAAGAATGCTAATAATGCTTTATGAATAAAAGTAGTTGCACCGGTGCAACTTAAACAAAAAGAAATTATTAAACAGAAAAGAAAATAAACCCCCGAAAGTGTGTGAGACTTTCGGGGGTTCGTGTATCGTCCGACATGGACATATGATATCTTTGTCTACCGACATTATATCGTATGTAAAAAGTATTTGCAATATACAAAAATGTAAAAACAGCACCTCCCATTTTTAAGATTAGTTGTTTGGAAAATGTTGTAGAAAAATGTCATCTTATATGATAATATAGGTTTGTTGCCTCTCCTATACCGGCAAGGGAAGGAGGTGTTTGTTATGGAGTATATAGCCTCTCTTTTTGTTACTGTCATGGGTGGTGTGATTTGTCATTACATCATCAAATGGTTAGATGGTAATGAATAATCGGCAACTAACCTGTGGTATTAAGCCTTCCACATCAAAATAGGAATAAAAACCCCCGATGCGGCAACATCGGGGGTTTTGTTTTGTGTTCGCTATGGAACAATAGCTTCTCTTTGTCTACCGACATTATATCATATGCAAAAAGTATTTGCAATATACAAAAATGTAAAAACAGCACCTCTCGTACGAGAGGTGCTTTATATAATAACAAATTCAATTTATATACTGGTAAGACTGTGGTGCATTATGTACACCATAATCATTTAGTGTTTTCGGAGAGTCGAATTTTATAACATTTTTTAGTTTGTATGCTACGGCTTCTGTTTTGTTTTTGTAATACTCATCAAAAAAGATTTTATCTATGCCGGATTTTTTTTTCGTTAATTGCCATATCATCTCAGGGTCGCCAATAAGAATATCATCTACTTCTGCTTCACCAACAACTTTCATAATAGGAGATGTAGAATAGATAATAATTTTATCTACATGCTTTTTACATGCTGTTTTTCTAAATTCATATTCTTTGGTACCATTTAATATGTTTTCAACATGTTTAGGATTTATTGATAATAATATTGAGCACATTGTTTTCATCTCCGTTTCTTTTTTCATATTATAATATATATAGCAAAGTTTTACAATAGGTGTCGAACATAAGTTTTATAATAAAATATTATCTACAAGTCCTATTTGGGCTATTTCATGAAATTGCTTATCGGTTAATTCAAAAAAACCCCAATAAAGACTTGCGTCTAAACCTATGTCTACTAGTAAATCATTGCGGACAATTCTTTGTTTAAAAGCTGCATTATATGTCATTTTAATTGCTTTGCAATTACCTTTATTGTACCAATATTCTAAATCATCACGGTTAAATAAATTATATTTACATGAATATTTGTAAAATTCATCAAAAGATGCAAATTCATTTTGAGTTTTTACACTTTCTACAACACAGATAGATGTGGCAACGGCTGTATATTTAGCATATTGTCCAGGTTCTGCGGTTCGATAAAGTACAACAATATCCCCATAATTTAAGTCTGTGACTTGCGACATGGTACAAACATATATTTTGTTTATCGAATTAGAATATGAAACATCCTTAATAGTGTTTGGGTTTTCCGTTCTTAAAATAGAATCAGGAAACATTATTGAATGATATTTAGGATAAATACTTAACAAGTATTTTCGCACAAAGTTTGTATTGATATAAGGATAGTCCTTATAGATATTGTTTGTAATTAGTTTCATCTGTTTTAAATATACATTTTCTTTGTGATTGCCAGTTCCTTTTTGTCCATATAAATTAAAGCCAAATTGTTCTACTAAATTTATGAGAGCAATCTGTTTTGGAAATATTGTTGCATAACATACATCTACATTATTATTTACGGCACAGTCCATAATTTTTTTTATAAATTGTTCTCCCATTTTAGTGCCATGAGCTTCAATCTTAAAAGTGCCTACTTTTAAAATAGTATTTGCCGTAATATTAGGTATCGTGTCACTTACAATTTGTTTTTCAATTTTTAAGTATAAAAAACCTGTTATTCGATTGCTATCATCGTATTGTACAAGTGCGGACTGATTTTTTTTCCTCTTAAACCATTCATCAAAACCATCGTAATCTTGGCGTAATGAGTCAAAAAAAGAGTCGTTTAAATTTATTTCAGAAAATTTTTTGTAATTAATGTTGTTCATTATGTAACCTCCTCTTTTATAAATTGCAATTTAATAATACCAATATCGACTAAAAATGTCAAAAAAATCTCTTGATTTTACATCAGGAGATTTTTAAGAGTATGTCTGTATTTTGTTTTATACTTACTCTACACACTCACCCTTTACAGAACAGGGGGAGTATATGAGGAGAAAATACATAAATTATTATCAAAGAACTATATATGCAATTTATTACAGAAGCACAAAAACAATTTACTATAACCTTGCATTTGCAGGAGATACAAAACTGATAATATTCAAATAAATGTAAAAAGGGGTGAGTGTATCAACTCACCTCGTTTTTTTCCACCTGGATAGGCGGGGCTATCTTTTCTAATTTTTCCGGAGTATCCGGAACAAAAGCTGCTGGATTTTCATCATATCGTAATATGCCATCTGAGTCGGCAACAGAGTTATACTTTTCTACCATATGCTGCAACGCTTCCCAGTCTTTCTCATCGAAGAGAGCAAATGTTTTAAAAATATTTTTCACAAACTCATTTTCACTTGACAGCATCTGTTCAATAAGTGCATTGTACTCTGTTTCATCGCTGACAAACATTTCACCCTCACCGTCTAAAAGCCATTTTTCACTTACATTAAATTCTTTGCACATCAATTTGAGTAATGAAAGTTTTTGCTCTGGGCGTGCAAGACGATTACGCTCGATATTGTTGATTGTGTCACGACTTACTCCAAGTTGTTTGCCAAAAGCATCCATGCTCATTTTTAATGTGTCTTTTCTTAAAAATCTGATTCTTTCATGAAGTTCCAAAATATCAATCCTCCTCTTCATTATCATCATTATGAATTGCCTTTAAATATTTTGCCAGAAATACAATCAATATTGCATCACATATAACAGAAACAATATCGAGTATAAATTTAAAAATTTCCCATGCAGTCATTTAATCACCTCATTTCTATAAGTTGTAAATATAATACTATAGCTGATTAGGTTAGTCAACTAAAAAAAGTTGTAAAAAGTATTCAAATAGTGTTGACAAACCATATTACAAATGGTATAGTTGGTTTATCAACCAAAACGAAAGGAGACAAAACAATGTCTAATAAGAAAAAGCAAAAGAAAAACAAAAAACCAGATAAGGAGCCGAAACTTCTTACCTGGTTGACGATAATGAACGGTATCGTCTTAATGCTTCAGGGACTAACAACATTGGTTGATAAACTCATAGAGTTAATCGACCACATCTACAAAATGTTGTCCTGATGCAAAAGGGGGAGCAAGTTACCGGCTTGCTTCCCTGGTTAAATAATATGCTTTTTCTAAAGAGTTGTCAAATAGATAGAGAGGTGGAAATGTTATGGAAATTTTACAGTTATTATTTGCGATTGTGCAGATAGCGGTTGGAACAGCAACATTGGTAGTAGGTATAAAGGTTTTGAGAAAAGAAAGAGGTGAGGATGATGAAAAATAATAAAAAAGAAATCGTGGAAAAGGTAACCAAAGGATTTCTGGAATTAGGTACAGATAACAAGATGCTGATTATTGGCTATATGCTGGGTGTTGAGCATGAAAAGCAGAAAACAGCCGGGATGCGTGGACAGTCATGTAAGGCAAAAATAACGGCATAAAAAAACAACACTTGACAAACCCCGTTGCCAAAGCAACGGGGAAAACCCCGACTTTTTTCGTATGATTATGACATCAAATTGAAATGAGGTGTGTGTGGATGATAGTAACAACATTAAGACTTCCGAGAGAACTTCATAGAAAATTAAAAGAGGAAGCCGAGGAACAGGGAATGACATTTAACGGGTTTGTGTTAAGTCTTTTGTGGAGATATGTGAAAGCGAGGTGAGCCGGATGAGTAAATATGAACAGAAAATAAAAGCCGTAAAAGATTTACAGGAAGAATATGACCGCAGAAGTGAAATTGAGGAGCAGGCATTTGCACTTCTGGCAGAGGGAAAGATAGAGGAGGCAGGAGAACTTCTTAAGACATTAGATGATGAAATAAAAAAAGAAAATATCAATTTAAAAAGCCAGGAACAGTGGTTGAAAAATGAGTATGAAAAACTTTATACAAAATACTGTATCTGTGTAGAGATTATTGTAAGCATTGTTACCACAATACTTGTAACTATATTTATAAGAAAATTCACATAAAAGAGGAGATAAAGCATGAAGATATTTGATGTAGATGTGTCGGTAAGATATATCATATTTAAGATGGATGGTCATAAATATTGTATTCAGTTTAGGGAAAACAAAAGAAAAGGTATTTATGAAATAGAGGTATGTAGAGATGGAGAAGAACAGGAAGTAGAGATTAAATTAACATATCCGCCACTGAGATACATCATAAGTGAATTGTGGCGGATACATCGAAAACTTTGGATACGGCAGAAGATTAAATTATTTTTGCACAGATATAACCAATAGTTCTCATTTTTACATCAATGTAAAAATTGTTTTCTAACTCTGCAATAGCCGCTAATTCGTTGCTGCGAATTATAGGGTCAGGAGATAAGTAATATTTAGGGTCAGATTGAAAAAATATATAAATTTTTTCAGCTAATTCACTCATACGAACCCCCCCTTTCTAAATACTCGGTCGTTGGAGCAACCTGTATTTAGATTATAGAGGAGTATAGAGTGAAAAGCAATAGAGAGGAGGTGAAACATGGAAATATTTGATGTAGATGTGTCATTAAAGTACATAGGATTTAAGATGGATGGTCATCGGTACACGGTTCAGTTTAGAGAAAACAAAAGAAAAGGGATATATGATGTAAAGGTACTTAAAGATGCACAATGGAAAAGTGTAGAAGTCGAATTAACATATCCGCCTTTAAAAAGAATTCTAAAGGAATTAAGGCGGATATATATTCCTAATTGGTTAAGAGGAAAAATTAAAGAATTTCAGCACAAATATAACCGAGAGCCCTAGCAGTAACTCGGATGTAGTCATTTTTTACTAATTCTTTAATGGCAGAATCTTCAAGAGCTTTGACAGATAAATCTCTTGAAAAGTTATATTGTGGATGAGATTGAAACCATGTATAAATTTTTTCAGCTAATTCACTCATACGAAAATCCCCTTTCTAAATACTTGGTCGTTGGAGCAACCTGTATTTAGAGTATAGGGGAGTATAGAGTGAAAATCAATGTTTTCAGAAAAGAGGTGAGAGAGGTGGCAGATAGAGAAAAACAGACTGCTATAGAAAAAAAGCAGTCTGTAGAAGAATTATTAAATATAAATTTAACTGATAAAACAATCTTTATATGTATTACATATAAAGATTAAAAGGCACTGAGAAAGAGGAGTGATAGAAAAGAAATGAGAGATTTATTTTCATTACAGCATAGCATTTTTGAGGATGTGAAAAAAGACGATGCAGCGGGGATGGAACAGGAGTTCATAAAGGAGCTGTTTAACGATTTATGCCTTGAGATTGAAAAAGGTACGGATTTAAGCAAGTATCTGACTGTCAGTTTCAACAAAAAGGAAGAATATGTTATTCAGCTTAAGTTACCGATTTCTTCTGGAATTTTTAATGTAAATGATGAGAAATTATCAGAAAAGCGAAAGAATTCGTTAAAATGTATAGCTCATTGGATGAACTGTTTATATCAGGACATGATACATGAAAGAACGGCAGGAGAAGAATTTCCATGTCAGATATGTCCGATAAGTCCTGCACCTGTTTCGGAAGGAAAATGTGCAGGACCTACTGATATGTTTCAGCCATTTATGCGGATTAGTGGTGAAAGGATTTATTTCTTTAGCAAGGACTAATCAGCATCGAAAAATGGTTCTGCAATTTGGCATTGTTGATGTGTGCATATATTGGCATATTCGCAATCAACAGTTCCAAGAAGATAGTGACCGTTTGGGTCACCTAAAGGGTGGATGTATCGGTATCTTGCATTGACGGTAACATCACTGTTAGTTACAGGACAAGTACCTGTAATAGGTATGGTTTTAAATGTACTCATATAATATATGCCCCCTTTCTAAATACTCGGTTGTTGGCGCAACCTGTATTTAGATTATAGGAGAATACAGAACAAAAAACAATAATAGGACAAATTGAGATATACATATTTATAAACAGGAGGTGGAAAACATGGAGACAGTCACTACTGACCAGGGAACATTTGAGTATGTTGGAGAGTTTCATTATGAAGATGGTACAGTACACAGATACCGCAGGATAGATACACCGGAGGAAGAAAAAGAAGAAATCATCATGGGTATAAAAAAGATTTGCTTACAGTATCAGTTGAGAAAGCAAAAAGAAGCAGAGGAACAGAAAAGAAAAGAACAGGAGGAAAAGAAAAATGCAGGAGATAGTATCAGTAGAGGAACAGAGGATATTGGACGAGAGGATACGCAAGAGTCAGTTGGAGTGTCAGAAGTATAAACTTGAAAACGAGAGAGCAGTTATTGACAACCAAAGATTAAAGATTATTGCACACACAACATTGTTCGTAGCAGCAGTATTTGTAGCCGGGGCAGTGAGTGTGATAGTCACATTAGCAGAATACGGGGTGATTTGATGAAGTTAAAAGAACTTACAGACAGCATAGCAAATGCCACCAGAGTACATATAAAAGCGGATTCGCTTCTTTATGTCGGGTATGTTGGAAATCTTGCTTCAAAAGCCGGGGAGCTGCTTGAAAGGAATGTAAAAGAAGTAGGTTTTCACTGCATACCACGCAATAAATCAAAGGATGAAATCGACCAAAAAGAACTTGATGCGTATGTATGTGCAGATGTCTGGTTTGAGATTTATTTTGAAATAAAAATAGCATGAAAAAAGCCGCTTGGGAAAAAGCGGCTTAATTGTGACTTGCACAAAGTACAAGCACATGGCAATTCAAATATACCATAGTAAACAAGGTTTTGCAAGGGGGACAACCCCTTTACCGTCCTTGTAATGAGTATTAAAAAATGGGACATATGAGGTAGCACATGGCAAAAGAGGGAAAAAAGAGCAGATGGTATCAGTACAGCTTTGAGGATGTATATGGTAAGGAATGGAAAACCAAACCGCAGGTACCTCATGCACAGCTTACATTAGATGATATATATGACAGTTCGGTTTTAGGACAGGCTGATCCGGTAAAAGCAAAAATGGATTATATAAGAAAATGCAGGATATGTGAAAAGACGATAATATCAGGCAACTTTGTTGAGTGCAATATCTATCCGGTATGGAATACCAGAAAAGATACTCCAAAGACTAAAAAGAGCAGAGAGTCAAGAGAAGCACAGAAAAATCTAAATAATAAAAATGCACAGCTTACTGTTATCAGGCTGTTAAATACTAATTTTGTTAAAGGTGATCTCCTTATAACGCTTACATACAAAGACGGATATTATCCGACACTGGAGAGAGCCAGAAAAGATATAAATAACTATATTAAAGCATTAAAGAGAGAGCGTAAAAAACAGGGGCTTGATGAGCTTAAATATATTTATGTTATCGAGTATGTTCCGGAGGGTGAAGATACAAAGAAAGTGCGTATTCACCATCATATCATCATCAATGCCATGGACAGGGATGTGGCGGAGAGCAAGTGGAAGTTTGGCAGGAGCGAAAGCAAGATTGCACAGCCTGATGAGGATTTCGGTCTTGAGGGTTACGGCAGATACATAACCAAGCAGGAAAAGAGAAGTCACCACAGGTGGGCTTCGAGCCGCAATCTTAAAAGACCTATCGAGCGTGTGAACACTACTACACTCACAAAGAAAAAGATGTATGACATGGTAAAGTCAGGTGATGATATATCATCAATATTTGAAAAGATTTATAAAAATAAGTTTACATATACGGGTTCAAAGATTTTTTACTCTGATTATGTAGGTGGATTTTATATATATGGCACATTGAAAACAAAGAAAGGGGTCGTTGTGATGGAAAACAGGGAAGTTGCACCGGTGCAACCTGACCTGCCAAAGAGCAGGGTGTTTGTTGATATGACATGGACAGGCTCTATCAGGTGCGGTATTGCGAATTTTTCCGTAGTTTTTGAAACTATCGTGAACGGTAAGACTTACACGGTTGAAAAGTACGGAAAGATTTCAGGTACTACAAAGCATAGGGCAGCACTTTTGATAGCTGATTATGTCCTCAGTCAGTTTACAAAGCGGTCAGATATTGAGCTTCACATAGATGATGCACTGTTGGCAGCAGGAATAAATGACGGTAGATTTAGGGCTCAGAGAGAGTCGGGTTATAAAGGAATTAAGAACCTTGAGCTTATTGACGGTCTGCTTGCTGATATGGCATTGGGCGGTCACATTGTTTCGGTCGTTGATGAAAAGAAAAATGAATACAGTGAAGCGGAGTTTATACAGCTTCGTAAAAGGATTGCAAATATGCAATATGATTTTGAAATGGAGGATAGGAGATAATGGCAGAATTACATCATATAGTGTTCAGAAGCCAGGGGGGATTGAACTTTAAGTTAAATCTTATACCGCTTTCCATTGAAGAACATAAAGGTGATGACGGACCACATAAAAACCGTCAGAGAGATTTGGAGTTAAAGCAGTGGTTACAGGAACAGTTATTTGATTTATTTGACAAAGAAAAATCATACACACTTAAGGAGATTGCAATAAAACTCGGTATGAGAGAAAAGTCTTTATATAAGCCGTTTAAGAGCGTTGAAATGACAGCGGGCGAGTATATTGGACTAAATGTAGTAAAGCGTCTTATGGGTGGCAGATTTTATTGACTGTACCGCTTTATAGCGTATCACATACAGTAATTTACTATTTATTTTAATCTGTGGGGAATATCCCCACAGGGAAAGGAGCTTCGCATGGCAAGAGAGGTTAAAAAAGATGCAAAGGAAGAAATGTTTAAGGTGTTTGGGGAGTTTGAGTCTGCTGAGGAAATAAACAAGAGTGCTGAGGGACTTTTAGAGGAGGGTGACAAGGAAAATCTTTATGTGCTTGCAGAGGAGAACGGATTGGATAAAGAGGATGTGGATGATTTTATTGACGGCATGGGTGCGTTTTGTACACCTTTTTCTGCGGCTGTCGGTAAGCTGAATATCGAAAAGAAATATGCAGACAAGGATACGAAGATGATACTTAATACTATTGCGGCAATGGCTATGACTTTGTGCAGGGATGAGTCCTTTGCGGCAGCAGTAAGAGGAAAAGGCAAAAGTATTAAAGAGATAATAGGCAGTATGAAAAGTGCGGCAGGCAAACATAAGACGGGCAGCATGGGAGTGTGCTGTGGCACTGACAAACAGCTTATTGCCGTTATAAAAGCATATTATCTTGATGGAAAAGAAGCTATGGAAAAGATGATTGAGTCATTGTACTAAGGGGGCAGAGAAAGATGAAGAAAAAAGCAATACTTAAGATACCTCCTATTCCTACGGAGTACAGTGAGCGTGGAAAGCGTTACAGCGTATCGGCAGGAGTGGTGGATATAGACGGCAGCAGTATATTATTACTTGATGTTTATCCCAAAAATCGAAAGAAACCCCTTAGGCGGATTATAGTCACTCCGGTTGATTATGGCATTTATGAATATGACACAAAGAACTGGTCGGGCAAATCAATAGAAAATTCAGAGATATGGTTTCCGCAGACAGTACCAACACTATATGCAAGCCGTGATATGGCTTATTCTAAAGAGACATATGACATAGTGGCAGGATATGCAAAGAAAGTTAAAACGATACGGTTTATTGACGAGAATTTGTTTTATGTTGTAAGGCAGCTTGAGAGTGCCATTGCAGGTGAAAAGGCAGACAGAGCATATAAGAGGCGTATGCAGCGGCTTAAAGAAAGATGCAGTTATGTAGAACCGCTTGACGATGAGTTTAAGGCATATTGCAAAAAGAAGTTTGACAGGTTCGGTAAGCATATCATGTGGTATAAGCGAAAAGGGCGGTATGCTGATTTTAAGTGTTCGGCTTGCGGTTGTGAGTACAGACGGGCAACTGAGTACGGTGTGAGCTATGAGAGTCAGAGTGAAAATATTGTTGCAACACCAAAGCAGGGTATCATAAGCCGCTGTGAGATATGTGGAGCAATGGGAAAGTACCAGGCAAGGGAAAGAAAGTTTAATGAACAACTGACATTCTATAAGGCAGATACTTACAAAGACGGACTTGTGATAAGAGAGGTAGCCGCATCACAGGTGATAAGAAAAGATGTGAAGGAGGCTTATGAATATACTGAGATGACAAGGCTTTTCATAACAAAGGCAGAGGAACATAAAGACTTTTGTTATTATGACGGTTGGACAGATAAGACAGAGTGGTATGACAGAAATAGTTCGGGGATGTACTCATACCAGAGTCCAAAAGGTTTTTTATACGAGCCGTCACTTGCAAATATAAAAAAATCAGCTTTTAAATACTGTGCCATAGACAGATTTTTAAGTAAATATCCTAAGTCAGATATTCACGGATATTTTAAGGCATATAGGAGATACCCGCAGCTTGAATATCTTGTGAAAATGCAGTTGTGGAAGTTGGCAGAGCCGCTTACAGCTAATTTTTACCAGACAAATGATATGGATATGGCAGCAGCAAGACCGGAGGATATGCTTGGAATACAGAAGAAAGATATACCTTATCTTGTAGAACAGGAGGGAAATATAACAATATTGAATATATGTCGGCTTCAAAAGCAGACGGGGCAGCAGTTTGAAATGATATATTGTGCATGGCTTTATGAGATACTTTCAGTCGGTTATTCATCACATAGGATATATGAGCAGCTTTTACAGATTGCTGAACATATGAGTATTAAAAGGGTTATAAATCAGCTTGCAAAGTATGTGGGATATGAAAGTCCTGATGATTTAGAGGGCGATTATCCTAACAGATTTGGTTATCATTATCTGAATGAAAGGGCAGGAAAATATCTTGATTATTTACAGATGCGTATAGAACTTGGTTATGACCTTAGTAACAATGTGTATTCAAAACCCCGTGACCTTGACGCAGCACATCAGGAAATGGTTATGCAGAGCGATGCAAAGAAGATAAAAGAAAAAAGCATGACTGCTGATGAAAAATATACACAGATACCAAAACTTATAAAACAGCTTTCAAAAGTTTATATGTATAAGGATGAAAAGTATCAGATAGTTATTCCAAAGTCGGCAAGTGACATAATCGAGGAGGGTCATGTACTTCATCACTGTGTAGGCGGGGATAATTATCTTCGTGCACATAACAGACAGACCAGTACAATATTGTTTTTAAGGCATAGCAAAAATCCGGATATAAGATTTGTCACTATTGAGATTAAAAAGGATCATATAGTGCAATGGTATGGAGCATATGATAAAAAAACTGAGGAGACAGAAGTTAATAAATGGCTTAGAACATACAGAGAAATAGTAAATAAAAGATTGTCTGCTGATACGCAGAAAATAGCATAGGAGGTTATATGGAACTTACTGAAAAGAAAACATACAAGGAATTTAAAGCAGAGCTTGACAAAGAGATGCTCGTGGCGGCAAACAGTTTTTGTAGGATAGGATATTTGTTAAGAATAGCAAAAGACACAACGATATTGCATGAGAGCGGATATGCAAATATAAATGATTTTGCCAAATCGGAATATAATTTGTCTAAGGACATGGTAAGCAGGTATATAAGGATAAATGAAAAATATTCGGAGGGTGGATACGGAGAGCATATAGCGGCTGCATACAAGGATTATGGAGTAGCTAAACTTGCCGAGATGATAACACTCCCTGATGCTATAGCTGACAATATCCCGCCTGAAATGACAAAAGGTCAGATACAAAATATCCGTAAAGAAGTGAGGGACGAAGAAAAGATAACAGATATAGAAGTAGCATTGGAAACACCTGAAAAGCCTGCAGAAGAATTTGAAAATATATTTGAACAGTGGATGTATGTCTATTTTAAAGAAAATAATGAAAAATTTAAAACGGCAGCAGAGCTTTTAAAAAAGTATTCAGGAAATCCGATGTATAGCGAAAAAGAATTTGCTGAAAAGTTTTCAGATATTTTGAGTCCGAGCGGTGTGGATATGATTCCGGCAAGGGTAAAGGGAATAGGAAAGCTGATGCTGTCAATAAACGGCATTGATGAACCACCTGTTATTATAAATGTCCGTACCGGAGAGGCAGAGGAAACGACATGGCAGCAGTTGACTGATGCGTTTAAATTTGTATATGAAATGTGTAATGAAGATATTAAAATTGAGCCGGATGTTGATGAAGATGAGCAGGATATTATAGAACATGAACATACTGCCGTTACTAAAGAAAAGTCGAGTGCTGTTGAAAATAAGCAAACAGAACAGAAAAGTGATATAAGCGGTGATACAGTATCAAAAGAACCTGAAAATGCTGTGAGTGGTAATGGTTTCGATGCAATGAATCCTCCGGAAGAAAATGACACAGAAGAAAGCGATGTTGTTTCCGGTCAGTATGAGATACACAATTATCCTGAGGTATTACCGGAGAATGAAAAGTTTGTACCGGCTTTTGGTGAGTGGGTATCGACGAGAAGAAAAGCCTGCCCTGATGAGCCGGGAGAATATATCGCATTTAGAAAGATTGATGAAGAACAGTGCAGGCAGTCGCTTATGAGTGTTGTAGAGGATAACGGGAAATTAAGATGGAGTTTTGCGGCGGACAGGATAATGTTCTGGATGCCATTGCCGGAAAATCCGGCACCTGAAGAATATTGATGGAGGTATAGAAAATGAGAGAGTATTTCAGAAACATAAGACAGAACCGTATAAAATTAAGAATGGCACAAAAGAGATTAAGAGATATGCAGGAAAACATGGCGGCAATATCCTCTCCTGACTTGTCAGGTATGCCAAAAGGCAGCCGCTCATCGGGAGATGCAAACATGGCACATGATGTATCTGAGATACTCGAACAGGAAAAATATATTGATATTCTCAAAAGCAGGACTGCGAGAGAAAGCATAAAGGCAGAGAAGATAATCCGAAGCTTAAAAAATCCAGTAGAGGCAGCAGTATTATTTGCAAGATATATTGATATAAAAGAGTGGAATGATATTGTGAAATTTATATACAGTGATAAAAAAGACCTCGACTATAATTTTGAGAAATATAAGAAAAGAGTGTATAGGGCACATAAAAAGGCATTTGAGCATTTGGAGGAAAAAAGAAATGAAAGTTAATAGGTTATGTTCAGGTTTAAGAGATAGAAATGGTCATTTTATTTTTGAAGGTGACATATGTATGCGCAATGGTGACAGGATGGAGCTTGTGAAAATATGCTATGGTGAATTTGATGTAATAGAACTTGAAAAATACAGAAGAGTTGACAGTGTGAAAGGCTGGTATTGTGATGTACTAATAACTGATGAAATGAGTTTAATGCGGCCATATAATATAAGACTTCCATTAAACAACTTTTACATTGAGCATTGGAACATGGAGATAGTCAGGGATGCTGAAATATATGACAAGTATTCTGATATAGAATACAATGCAACGGTTTTAAAAGAGACAGCAGAGTATAAAATAAATCAAAAAATTATATGTAATTTATAAAGTTTATATAATTTTAATAAAAATGGGAGTAAATGTCAGTGAATGTCACCTGAAAAGTATGATATTGTTATACTGCGAAGCAAAAGAAAAGTAACCTCCTTGTTAATTATGTAGATATGCGAAAGACCGGTGTAAAAGCCGGTCTTTTCAGTGTATAGGAAAATGCTTGTAATGTAGTGTGATGCCATTTTTTCTGTACACGGATATACATAAAACGAGTGAGGCGGCAGCAGAATGACCGGAGGTGAGCGGATGATTTATTCTAGAGGTTTAAGAAAAAAGGCAATAATCAGAAGATTATTAACAATATGGTTTTCATCCGTGTTCACAGGCGTTTTGCTTGGAATATTGCTTGGCTATATCATATTTTGAAAGGCAGGTGTGTTGTGATATGGCTAAATTAACAGAAAAGCAGCAAAGATTTGTTGAAGAATACCTCGTTGACCTGAACGCAACACAAGCCGCCATAAGAGCAGGATATTCAGTAAAAACGGCAGATGTGCAGGGCTCAAGGATGTTAAGAAATGTTAAGGTTCAAAGTGCTATTGGAGAGGCAATGGCATTGAGGAGCAGACGCACCGGCATAAATCAGGACAGAGTAGTCTTGGAACTTGCAAAGATAGCATTTGTCAAGATTACGGATATTGTAGAAAGCAGCGGAGAGATAAAAGAAGATGCCAGACCAGAGGACCTTGCCTGCGTAGAATCGATAAAACATAAATCTTTCAGCGGAGAAAACGGAACCAGTGAAGAGAGTGAGATTAAGATTTTTTCAAAACTGAAAGCACTTGAAATGCTCGGAAAACATCTTGGAATGTGGAATGACAAGGTAGATGTAAATGTTGCCGTGCCGATAGTAATATCCGGTGAAGATGCTTTGGAAGATTAGGTAAGTGCTTATGGTAAAAAATAGAATATCTTCACAGCACATATTCGCTTATCAGAAATTTATATTATATCCTGAAGAAAATAAAAAGACTAAGTCCGGAAAAGTAAATGTAAGACTGCCGGAGCTGGTCGGAAAAGGATATGGGACATACTGGAGATATAAGGGCAGGTATCGTGTATGTAAAGGTTCACGAGCGTCAAAGAAATCAAAGACGACAGCTCTATGGTATATCACCAATATGATGAAATATCCTGATGCAAATACGCTTGTAGTCAGAAAGACCTACAGGACTCTTAAAGATTCATGCTTTACCGAGTTGAAATGGGCTATTCACAGACTGGGTGTGGATGCACACTGGGATATAAAAGAATCGCCGCTTGAAATGACATACAAGTCGACAGGGCAGAAGATATATTTCAGAGGACTTGATGACCCGCTGAAAGTAACATCAATAACGGTTGATGTAGGCTGTCTGTGCTGGATGTGGCTTGAGGAAGCATATGAGATAAGTTCAGAAGATGACTTCAATATGCTTGACGAGTCGATTCGTGGAGCTGTTCCCGATGGCTCAGGACTTTTTAAACAGATAACGCTTACTTTAAACCCGTGGAATGAACACCACTGGATAAAGAAGCGTTTTTTTGATGCAAAGAAAGACCCTGATATACTTGCAATGACTACGAATTACAAATGTAATGAGTGGCTTGACGCAGCGGATTTAAAAGTTTTTGAAACAATGAAAAAACAAAATCCGAGAAGATACCAGGTAGCGGGACTGGGAGACTGGGGTATAGTTGACGGTCTTGTATATGAAAACTGGGAAGAAAAAGCGTTCTCGATTGAGGATGTAAAGAAAATATCAGGAGTAAAGACAGCATTCGGACTTGATTTCGGTTATACGAACGATCCGAGTGCTTTATTTTGCGGTTTTATTGATACAAACAGCAAAACAATATGGGTATTTGATGAAATGTATAATCCGGGCATGAGCAACGAGTCGATTGCCACGGAAGTTGAAAAGATGGGTTATCAGAAAGAAAAGATAACAGCAGATTCAGCAGAACCAAAGTCAATAGACCGTTTGAGAGAACTTGGACTAAAGGGCATAAGAAAAGCCAGAAAAGGAAAAGACAGTATCAACAATGGTATTGATTTTATACAGGATTATCACATTATCATACATCCACGATGTGTAAATTTCATCACAGAGATAAGCAACTATACATGGGATACAGATACAAAAACAGGAAAAAAGATAAACAGACCGATTGATGATTTCAATCATCTTATGGATGCAATGCGTTATGCACTTGAAGATATATCAAGAGGTGATGCGTTTAGCTTTGATTAGGAGGAAACAGTGAACGGATTTAACAGATTGATTGACAGGATAGCTCATTTCATACTTTACGGAGTAAACGGCGATATGAGCGACAAGGAATTTCTTGAACAGTCCATAATGCGGTGGAAGAACTCACCCGAAAGGCATATGCAGATAAAAGGGCACTTATATTATGACAATGAGCACGACATACTGATGCGAAAAAGGACAATGATAGGTGAGGACGGCAAACTGCAGGTAGTTGAAAATCTTCCGAACAACCGTAATATAGATAACCAGTATGCAAAGATGGTAAATCAGAAAAGTAATTATCTGCTTGGCAATCCGTTCACGATAGAAACGGACAACGAACAGTATTCAGAGCTTCTGAAAGAGGTTTTTAATAAAAAATTTATGAGGACTTTGAAAAAGTCAGGTAAGTATGCCTTAAATGGAGGTATGGCATGGCTTTATCCTTATTATGATGAGGAGGGCAGTTTTACTTTCAGACTGTTTCCGTCATATGAGATACTTCCGTTCTGGGCGGATTCAGAGCATACAAAGCTGCAGGGTGCGGTAAGGCTTTATCTTGTAGCCGGCTATGAAAAAAATATTCCCGTGGTTATAGAAAAAGTAGAAGTGTTTGACATGATGGGGGTGCACAGATATGTGCTTGACGGTGCCACACTCATTCCTGATGTGACTGTAAATGAACAGGACAGTTGTTATGTGACTATGACGGACGGAGACAGGGCAGCAGACGGTTTAAACTGGTCCCGCATACCTCTTATACCTTTAAAGCGAAATGAGCTTGAAACACCGCTTATAAAGAATGTAAAGACATTGCAGGATGGTATAAATGTAATGTTATCTGATTTTGAAAATAATATGCAGGAGGACGCAAGGAATACAATACTTGTATTAAAGAACTACGATGGAACAAACCTCGGAGAGTTCAGAAAAAATCTTGCCACTTTTGGAGCTGTCAAAGTCAGATATGACGGAGATACAAAGGGCGGCGTCGAGACTCTGGAGATAAATGTAAATGCAGAAAATTATAAAAGTATATTAGAGATATTCAAAAAAGCACTAATAGAAAATGCAATGGGCTATGATGCCAAAGATGACAGGCTCGGCGGTAATGCAAATCAGATGAATATCTTATCAATGTATTCAGATATAGATTTAGATGCAAATGATATGGAAACAGAATACCAGGCGGCATTTGAAGATATTCTGTGGTTTGTAAATATGCACCTTGCAAATACGGGGCACGGTTCATTTGAAAATGAAAAAGTAAACATAATATTCAACCGTGACATTCTGATGAACGAGGGAGAGATAATTGACAACTGCCAGAAATCATCGGGACTTATATCAAATGAAACCATAATAGGCAAACATCCGTGGGTGGATGACCCAAAACTTGAAATGCAAAGGATTGAGGAGCAGAAGCAGAAAGAGCAGGAGGAAGCCGCATCTATGTATGAGCCGTTCGGGCAGCAGGACGAGGAGGACGGACAGCAGGATGATGAAAAACAGGAAGAAACACCGGATGAGCGGAAAAAGAAAGAGGATGCAGGTGAAGAATAGTGCCAAATGCAGATTATTGGAAAAAGAGGTTTTTACAGCTTGAAGCAGCACAAAACCAAAAAGGAAAAAACTGTTGTAAGGAAATCGAACAGCAGTACCAGACATCAATAAAAAGTATAGACAAGAAAATAAATGAGTGGTACGGCAGACTTGCCGCAAACAATGATGTGACTGTGCAGGATGCGTATAAACTGCTCGATGCAAATGAACTTAAGGAATTTAAGTGGGATGTAAACCAGTACATAAAGTACGGCAGGGAAAACGGTGTCAACGGCAGATGGATGAAAGAGCTTGAAAACGCATCTGCCAAATATCACATATCAAGACTTGAAGCCATGAAAATGGATTTAAGGCAGGAGATTGAAAGCCTGACAGCCGGTCAGCAAAAGACTATAGATAAAACAATGCGAAATGTCTACAAAGATGGCTATATGCACACCGCATATGAAATTCAGAAAGGTATGCACATAGGCTGGGACTTTTCCACAATAGATAAAAGAAAGATAGACAAGGTCATAAACAGTCCGTGGGCGGCAGACGGTAAGAATTTCTCTGAACGCATATGGGGCAATGGAACAAAACTTGTCGGTGAATTAAACCAGATACTCACACAAAATATAATACTCGGTGAAAGTCCTCAAAAGGCAATAGATAAATTGTCAAAAAGAATGGATGTATCAAAGAGGGCAGCAGGCAGGCTTGTTATGACAGAACAGGCCTTTTTTAGTGCCGCATCGCAGAGAGAAGCCTTTAAGGAACTGGATGTAGAAGAATTTCAGATAGTGGCGACGCTTGACAGTCATACATCAAATATCTGTAGGAAAATGGATAGAAAACACTTCCCAATGTCAGAGTGGGAGGTCGGAGTAAATGCACCGCCGTTTCATGTATATTGCAGGAGCACAATAAAACCTTATTTTGATGATGAGGAAGAACTGGGCATAGTAGGAGAGAGAGCCGCAAGAAATGAGGACGGTGAGGTCTATTATGTGCCGGGGAATATGACATATAAGGAGTGGGAACAGGCATTTGTAAAAGGCGGGGCAAAAGATGATATGGAGCAGTTGAGTTTGCCGCTAAAAAAGATGCAAAATGGGTTGGAAGATGATATAATGAAATTGTCAGATAATGAATTGGGAGCAATTATAAGATATAAAAGTTTTGACTCCTATGTGATAAATGAAGTACTTAGAAACACAGACGATATTACAAAATTAAGTAATGAACAGCAGAGGTTTATAAATTTGTTAGACAGTGCATTGTCAAAAGTTCCGAAATATAAAGGTGATTTATTAAGAACTGTTGATTTTTCAAGTTGGTCGGATGCTGAAGAAAAAACAAGGGGTTTTGTAGAAAGTTTTGTGGTTGGGAAAATAACACACATACCACAATATTGGAGTACAACGACAGGAAAGGTGGATGTTGGTAATTCAGAAATACAGATTTATATTCTCGGTGCTAAAAATGGACATGATATAAGAAATATAGGATTAAATGAGAATGAGGTGCTTTATGAAAGAGGTTCAAAATTTTTAGTTATAGATAAATATTTTGCTGATGACAAATGGAGCATTTTGCTTAGGGAGGTATAGATATGTTGACTGCGAGAGAATGGATTTTATTGCCACAAGAAGAACAGATAAAAAGAGGAAAAGAGCTTTCACCAGAGGAATGTAGAAAACTTAGAATGGAATTGTCAATACCTAAGTTTGTAACAATAGGAGATGGTGAATTGACAGAGGAAGAAAAAGAAGAAGCATACACACATAAAATGCTGGAGAAAGTAATGCATGAATTTGGAACGCTTGCTCCGGATAAGCATCTTACTGACGACGAGGATGTACAAAACAATGAGGATGGGGACAGTAAAAAATGACAACACTAATAAAAACATTAAATATCACAAATGCAGAGCTTAATGTGATTACAGCAGGCAGGAGATTACCGCTTGCAAGGTTTGCTGGAAAGATAGAGATAAAAGAAATAAAAAACATAACTCCGATATTAGGCAGACAGTGTAAAGGTGAAAAGATAATTCATGCATCATTTATGCTGTGTGAGGATATTGAATATCAGATACAAAATGAGTTCAATTCGGGAAAAGTATATGAAGCCTTAGGAGATGTGCAGGGTGAGAGTTCATGTGAGCGTTTGCTTTTTTCGGGACTTCGATATGAGGACATGGAGCCTGTGAGTGGGAAAGTAACATTCGAGGTAACGGATTTAGAACTTATAAGAAAAATGCTTGATATGTGATTAAAGAGGTGAATGGCTTGAGATTATATAATATATATTATCTTTGTAAAACAGCAAAACGAAGTATTGATGAAATTACTTTTTCTGATTTTAATGGTTCAAGAGAATTTGAAATAAATGGGTGGGAAAATGGAATTACAGCTTTGAGTTTACTAAGGGAAATGGAATTTATCAAAGATTATGCAGATAATGCAATAAAAATCATTCCTGTATATGTAAGAAGTGATGCAAATCCAAGAATAGACGCTGTTACAAAAACAAATTTTAACAGTGTTTTAAATGAGATAAAAATCAGACTAGACTCGGTGGTAAAATTATATGAGTCATTAGAAGCTGGTGAAGCTAAAGAGGGAATTGATATAAAAATACCAAAGTGTAATGATTTAAAAGAATATATACAATACATGAAAGATATTGATTTTATATTAAGTCAGTGTCCTTTTATAAGTGGAAGTGGAGAGGAGATTGTTTTTAACACGGTTGATGTGGGTTCTATGTGGTTGTCTCTTTTTATTAAGGCGGCAGCAGGAAGTCATGTCATTATGTCGATTCTTTCAAAAATGTCGGAGATTGCAACGCAGTTTCGTTCTAATAAAGTGGTTATAAATCAACAGAAAGAAATTCTTGAAACTATGCGGCAAAAAAATGAAGTAGGGCAGGAGATGATAGATACCTTTAGAAGAATGAAAACGCTTATGCTTGATGATGCAGTATCTCAAATAGAGGAAAGTAGTGGTATAAAACTTGTAAATGAGGAAGAACGAGATAAGGCAAGGAGGGCTATAGATACATTTTCCGAACTTTTGGACAAGGGTGTAGAATTGTATTCGGCAATAGAGACACCGGAAGATGTAAAGGTAAAATTTCCTTTTGCTGAAAATGACCCTTTACTGTCGGAGGAGGCTTTAAAGCTGATTGAGGATAAGGAAGAAATAGAAGATTAAAAAAGTTGCACCGGTGCAACCATAAAGATATTAAAAGACCAGATTTTTTCATGGTCTTTTTTTTATACATAAAATTGCCGGGTATGACAAGGCATTAAACCGATACGGAAAGGATGGTGTAGATATGACACGACAGGAACTTGAAGATTTAGGTCTTGACAAAGAGCAGGCGGACAAAGTTCTTAGCATCAACAAAGCTGATGTGGAGGATGCAGGCAAAGAAGTGCAGACCGAAAATGCAAATCTCAAAAAGCAGGTTAAAGAGCGTGATAAACAGCTTGAGAACCTGAAAGCATCTGCCGGTGACAATGAGGAGCTTAAGAAACAGATTAAACAGCTTCAGGAGGATAATAAGACGCAGGCAGCAGCACATGAAAAGGAACTTACACAGCTTAAAATTGATACGGCTGTTGATAAGGCACTTACGGAGAGTGGTGCAAAGAACAATAAGGCAGTAAGAGCATTGCTTAATCTTGATGATGCAGCGTTGTTAGATGACGGGCTTGTAAAAGGTCTTTCGGAACAGATTGATAAACTTAAGGCAGACGACGGCTCAAAGTTTTTATTTAGTGAGTCTGAGCAGCCACAGACAAAGTTTACCGGATTTCAGCCGGGCAGTTCATCAATGGTGCCAAATTCAAAGCAGGCAGGCTATGAAGCAAGACTTGCGGAGGCAAGAAAGAACGGCAACCAGTTAGAAGTTATCAATATCAAACAGGAAGCATTTCAGAATGACGGGATTGCTTTAATGTAAAAGAAAGGAAAGGTGATAGAATATGCCACAGAATGTAGCAGGGACAGGTAACACATTTAATTTACCAAATTATGCGGGTGATCTATTTACGGCATCACCTACACAGACACCGTTTTTATCTATGATAGGCGGATTGACAGGTGGAAAACAGACAGATAATTTTGAATTTTCAACAGGTGTTGAGTATTCACTTCCGGAGGCAGTACAGCCTGATATTTCAGAAAACGCATCAGTGACAGCTCCGGCAGCAGCACATATAGCAAGAGATCAGAAAACAAATGTCGTGCAGATTCATCAGGAGACAATAGACCTGACATATGCAAAGCAGTCAAACAGCGGCAGGCTGTCAGGTTTAAATTCGGCTAATCAGTCGGCAAATCCAAATGATGAAAAAGCATTTCAGATTCAGCAGAAACTTATTAAGATTGCAAGAGATGTAGAGTTTTCATTCCTCAATGGAACTTACAATAAGACAACGGATGGAGATACGGCAAACAAGACCCGTGGAATGTTGGAACTTTGTACTTCGGATGCAGGAACATCCATCGATGCAAAGAGTGGCGCATTATCTAAGGATATGCTGGATCAGTTGTTTAGGGAAATGGCTGACAACGGAGCAATGTTTGGTAATATGGTACTTTTCTGTAATTCATATATTAAACAGGTTATAACAAATCTGTATGCTGATTTCTTCAAAGCACAGATGCAGATGACACAGAACATTGCCGGAATGAACATCACACAGATTGAAAGTGATTTCTGTAAGGTCGGAATATGCTATGATCCGTTTATGAAGAAAGACGGTCTGCTTGTGGCAGATGTGGCACAGATAGCTCCTGTATTCCAGCCGGTACCGGGAAAAGGAAACTTTTTCGAGGAGGAACTTGCAAAGAATGGTGCATCTGACAGAATACAGATTTATGGCCAGATAGGACTTGCACATGCACCGGCATTTTTACATGGTGCAATAACAGGACTGGAAGTAAAATAAAGCGAGGTGATAAGAATATGTATATCATAAATAAAAAGCCTCTTACTGCAAATATCATATGGGATAAGGAAAAAGGCTGTCAGCTTTGTAAATTTGTAAATGGCAGATTTGAAACAAATGATACAGAGCTTGCGGAAAAACTTCGTGATATGGGATATGAGATATCGGGCGAGCCTGATGAAGAAAAGAAATCAGACGAAGAAACTCCGGAGCCTGATGTACAGACCAAAGGAAGAACAAGGAAAGGCAAGTGATAAGGTATGTTTAATACAGATGCGGTCTTAAAACGATTATCTTCTTTGGGGGTTGAAACTGACAGATCAGATGAGTTTGCAATCACATTTGCCGTTGAGAAAGTGAGAAGCACGATAAAAAATGAAATAAACTGGCAGGATGTTCCGGAGGGGCTTGAACATATAGCTGTTGATATGGCAGTGGGCGAATTTCTCTTAAGCAAAAAGACATTTGCCCCTGAGAGCCTGAACATAGATTTATCATATGCTGTTAAGCAGATACAGGCAGGAGATACGAACACGGTGTTTGCCACGGGGGAAAGTTCGCTTACTCCGGAGCAGCGGCTTGATAATTTTATCAATTATCTTAGGTCATATGGAAAGAGCGAATTTGCATCATTCAGGAGGATAAAATGGTAGATGTGGTAAACAAAGCATTTGAAGCCGCAAGAAAGGCACAGGAAGCAGCATACAGCGGTAAAATGACAGTGTATGAACATAAGAAAGTCAAAGATGAAAAAACGCATCTGACGGCTTTTAATGATGTGGCGGTGCTTAAAGACATACCGTGTAAGCTGTCTTTTCAGAGTAAACAGGCGGCAGCAGATACGGCAGCGGCAATGGCGGTATCACAGACTATTAAATTATTTATGGCACCTGATATAAACATAAATCCCGGAAGTAAGATAACAGTGACGCAAAACGGTGTGACAAAGGATTATACATACAGCGGTGTACCTGCAGTATATGTGACACATCAGGAAATAGTGCTTGAATTGTTTGAAAGGTGGGCTTAGATGGCTGGAATGGGCAGTGTGGATTTAAAAGAGTTAAGAGAATTGCAAACAAAACTAAACAGGATAAGTCAGAGTGATGCCGAAAAATTTTGTGAGTCATGTGCCAAAGAGATTGCGGCAAGACTGCTCAGAAAGGTTATCAAAAGGACACCGGTTGGCGATTATTCAGATACATATGACCTTGAGGATGACAGCGAGAATAAGTTTCTTGTAATGTCCTCAAGAAAGGGTGGAACACTGCGCAGGGGCTGGACTTCGTCCAGTGGCTCTGATGGAGGAACATCTAATGTTGAGGACTTCGTATCAGGTCTTGAGATAAGGAATACAGGTAACGCATATGAAGTGGAGATAATAAATCCTGTTGAATATGCAAGTTATGTCGAGTACGGCCACAGACAGACACCGGGCAGATATGTGCCGGCGATAGGAAAGAAACTTAAAAGTGGCTGGGTAGAGGGTCGTTTTATGATGACAGTATCCGTGCAGGAGTTACAAAATGCCGCCCCAAAGATAATTGAAAAGAAAGTTCAGAAATTTTTGGAGGGAGTGTTTAATGATGATAACCGGGATAGCTGAGTCAATAAGTAATGTGCTTTATTCAGAATATGGATATGAAAATTATATAGAGAGTATAGAGCAGGGTTTAGATGAACCTTGCTTTTTTATTCAGAGCTTAAAGCCGGGGATAAAAAAGTATCCGGGAAAAAGATATTTAAAGCAGAACCCGTTTTGTATCCAGTATATTTCAGAAAGTACCACAAAAAGGGAACTGTACGATATTGGAGAGAACCTGTTAATGCTTCTTGAGACAATACCGTATGACTCAGGTTTGCTTCGTGGTACGGATATGAGCTATGAGATAACGGATGATATTTTACATTTTTTTGTAAATTATGATTTCTTTGTAAGAAAGCCGGAAGAGGATGTACCAAGAATGGAAAGCGTGAACTCCAGAGTTAAGGCGAAAGGATAGGTGATGATTATGCCGCAAAACAAAAATAAGTCCGTAAGTGTCCGAAAAATGGATGCTGCGGCAGATAATAAAAAATCTGAAAATAAGCCACAGGCTGAAATCAGATTTAAGAAAGATAATCTGGTAACATCTGCCAGATATATTGATAAGAAAGATGTTGTCAATGCCGTGCTTGAAGATGGAAAAGAGTACACATTGGCAGAGGTTGATGAGCTTATCAGAAAATTTATGAAAGGTAAGGTGAGATAATGGCATTAGGTGGAGGAAGTTTTACAACGCAGAACAAAGTATTACCAGGAACATATATAAACTTTGTGTCGGCTGCGGCGGCAACGGCAAGCCTGTCTGACAGAGGTATATGTACAATGCCGCTTGAACTCGACTGGGGTCCTGACGAACAGGTCTTTACTGTGACAAATGAGGACTTTCAGAAAAATTCAAAGATGATATTCGGATATGCGTATGACAGCGACAAATTAAAAGGGCTTCGTGACCTTTTTATCAATGCTGTAACGCTTTATGCGTACCGTTTAAACAGCGGTGGAAAGAAAGCGTCAAGTGACATTGCCGAGGCAAGATATGCAGGCACGAGAGGAAACGATATTACGATAAGTGTTTCCAAGAATGTGGATGAACCGTCAAAATTTGATGTAGTAACATATCTTGATGCCTCAAAAGTTGACAGTCAGACAGTTGCAAATGCAAAAGAGCTTGCAGCAAATGATTATGTTGTATTTAAGGCAGATGCAGAGCTTACCGTGGCAGCAGGGATTAAACTCTCAGATGGAACAAACGGAACCACATCCGGAGAATCTCATCAGAAATATCTTGATAAGATTGAGTCCTTTGCCTATAACGCAATGGGTGTTGTGGTGGAGGATGAAGTTACAAAGAGACTTTATGTATCATTTGTTAAAAGGCTTCGTGATGAGATGGGAATCAAATTCCAGCTTGTATTATACAACTACAAAGAAGCAGATCATATGGGAGTTATCAGCGTGAAAAACAAGGTACTTGATGATGGAGAGTCTGCAGCATCACTTGTGTATTGGACGACAGGAGCAGAATGTGGATGTTCCATCAGTGCATCTGTGCAGAACAGAGTATATGATGGCGAGTTTGAAACTGATACTGATTATACGCAGACACAGCTTAAGACGGCTTTACAGAGAGGTGAATTTGTATTTCATAATGTGAGCGGTGAAGTCCGTGTACTCGATGATATAAACACGATGGTGACGACAACTGACACGCAGGGAGATGTATTCAAAGATAATCAGACTATCAGGGTCATTGATCAGATAGCAAATGATGATGCTGTTTTGTTTAATACAAAGTATCTCGGAAAGATGCCAAACAACCAGGCTGGCAGGACTGCACTGTGGACTGACCTTGTAAAACTCCGCAAAGAGCTTCAGCGTATTGGAGCAATAGAAAACTTTAATGAGTCAGATGTTAAGGTTTTACAGGGTGATACAAAGAAAGCTGTAGTAGTTGAAAATGCTGTAACTGTAGTTAATGCAATGTCAAAGATGTATATGACAGTCACAATATCGTAAAAAGGGGGATATTCAGATGCCAGAAGAGACAAAGAAAAATGTTGTTATGCTTGCAAAAGATACGGTAGCGGCACCTCTTGCCGAGTGTTATATCACTATAGGCGATAGAAGATATAACTTTATGCAGGCATTAAATGTTGAAGTGACATTTACAAAGACAAAGAGTAAGATTCCTATTCTCGGTCAGACGGGAAAAGGAAATAAGGCAACCGGATGGGAGGGTACCGGTAAGGCAACTTTCCATTACAATACATCTGTTTTCCGTGAGATGATGTACAACTATAAGGAATCAGGCTTGGATACATATTTCGATATGACTATAGTCAATGAGGACAAAGGTTCAGCGGCAGGACGACAGGAGATCGTGCTGACAGGATGCAATATAGATGGTGGTGTACTTGCAAAATTTGATGCTGACGGAGAGTATCTTGACGAGGATATGGATTTTACATTTGAGGACTTTAGTATTCCTAAGAAGTTTGCTGAATTAACCGGATTTTTAATGTCGGAATAATGAAAAGAAGCTGTAGAACAAAATAAATTTATAAAAGAAAGGAAATAAAAATATGTCAAACTTAAGCAGATTTATGAAAAATAACAAGATTCAGAAGAAAAATGAGGAGTACGCACCGACTAAGTCAATGCTTGGTAGTGATGGAAAGCCACTCCGCTGGGAATTTAAGCATATCAGTTCAAAACTTAATGAGTCGATTCGTGATGACTGCACAATAGATGTTCAGGTAAAGGGTAAGCCGAATATGTATCGTCCTAAACTTAATACATCAAAGTATCTTGTAAGTATGATAGTTGCTTCTACGGTAACACCAGATCTTTATAACAAAGAACTTCAGGACAGCTACGGGGTAAAGAAACCTGAGGACCTTGTATATGAAATGGTGGATGATCCGGGAGAATATCAGGATTTATGCACATGGGTTCAGGATTTCCAGGGCTTTTCTGATTCATTGGATGACAAGGTGGAAGAGGCAAAAAACTAATAAACGGAGGGGATAATGAAGCCGCATACGCTCATTATGCCCTTCATAAACTTAAAATCAGACCGTCAGAATGGATTGAGATGGAAGAAAGTGAAAAAAGTTTTATTATAGCTTCGATAAATATTGTTATTGAAGCAGAAAAGGAAGAAGAAAAAAAGGCTGAGAGAAAGGCGAGAGGCAGGTGATGATATGGCTTCAATACAGGCAGGAATACAGCTTGTAGACAGATTTAGTGCACCGCTTATGAATATTATCAATTCAGTGAACATGGCTGTGTCGCAGATGGAAACATTGAACAATACAATGAATACAGATGTGGATGCGTCTGCCTATGAGAATATCAGAAGTGAATTGCATCAGGCGACAACGGCAGCACAGGGATTGAGAGAGGAATTATCCCAGACGGCAGTTCCGGCGGCAATGACAGAACAGACAAGCCGTGTCGGTGATGCAATCGAACAAAATACGAGAAGCCAGCAAAACTTTAATCAAAGTATGCAGGGCGGAGTATCAGGTGCAAAGTCACTTGTAGGAGCTTTAGCGGGATTATCAATAGTCAAATCAGCTATAGGTGCGGTTAAAGGTCAGATGGACGCAGCTATAAACAGAATGGATACCATGAGTAACTATAGCAGAACAATGACAGCGATTACAGGAAGTTCAGATGTTGCCACGGCATCACTTGCAAAACTTAAGGATATGACAAAAGGTACAGCCTATGGCCTTGATACCGCTGCAAGTTCTGTTCAGAATTTTGTTACAAGAGGAATGGGAACAGGTGATGCCGTAAACCAGGTAAAGGCATGGTCGGATGCCGTTGCTTTTTATGGCGACGGGACAAATGATTCTCTGCGTGAGGTGACGGACGCATTAGGAAAGATGATGACAAAAGGAAAAGTTGAGATGGACCAGCTTGACCGATTGACAGACAGAGGAATAGATGCTGTAGGAATATATGCAAAAGCAACAGGACAATCATCTTCCGTAGTGCAGTCAAATCTATCAAAGGGAACAATATCCGCACAGGACTTTATCAACACGGTATCAGGTGCTTTTGAAAACGGAACAAATGGTGTGCTTAATATATCAGGTGCCGCAAAAAAAGCAGGTGATACATGGGCAACTTCCATAGCAAATGCTAAGGCAGCAGTAACAAGAGGTCTTATCAGTGTGATAGATGGTGTAAATGAGGGACTGTCAAATGCCGGCTTTGGAACGATATTAGACGGCATAAAAAGTCTTGGCAGTACGGCTGAAACAGTGCTTAACAATGTAGGAAATATTGCATCAGGGACAATAACCCTGCTTGCTCCGGTGGCAGGCTGGATAGCAAATTGTGCATCATCTGTAATAAATAACTGGTCAACGATCAGTCCGATAGTATATGGTGTTGCGGCGGCATTGGCGGCATATGCTGCAATCATGGGTGTAGTAAAAGCAGTAGAACTTGTATCGACAGGTATAAAGATGGCAATGTGCGTGGCAGAATACGCAAAAGCGGCTGCAACAGGGACAGTGGTAGCCGCAACAACGGCAGAAACAGCCGCAACAACAGCCGCAACAGCCGCAACAAGGATAGCGGTAGCAGCAAAAACAGAAGAAACAGCCGCACAACTTGGACTAAATACTGCATTATTATCTTGTCCGCTAACATGGATCATACTCTTGATTATTGCTCTTATAGGAGTGCTTGTATTGGTTGCAGCTAAAATAGCTCGAACAGGTGGAGTTGCTAAAAGTACATTTGGTGTTATATGTGGCAGTCTGAAAGTTGTAGTATCAGTTGTAGAAAATCTTATCATAGGAGTTGTCAACACTATTATTTCATTGTTGATTGAACTTTGGAATTTAATTGCTAAACTTGCTAACTTTTTAGGAAATGTTTTTCGTAACCCCGTAGGAGCTGTTGCAAAACTCTTTTGTGACCTGCTTGATACGATTATGTCTGTTGCCCAGTCAGTTGCTCAAACTATAGATGCACTTATAGGAACAGATTTATCAGATGGAATATCTGGGGTTAGAAATCAGTTTAGTAATTATGTTGATGGGATTGTTGGAAAACAGGAAGTATATTTTAAGCCAGTTGACCCATCAAAATATATGATTAAAAGAAAAAATTATGGTGAAGCCTACAAATCAGGTTCATCATTTGGTGACGGAGTGACAAACAAAGTCAAAAATATGTTTAGTGGCAAAAAAGCTGCAACGGATATGAATAAAAATGATTATGAGAAAACTTTAAGAAAAACTCAGGGAACTAATCTGAATCAGGCTACTGCTGCAAATACCGCCGCAACTGCGAAAAACACGGCAGGCACGGCAAAGAATACGGCAAAGTCGGCACAGGCACTTACGGCAACAAGTGAGGACTTGAAATATATCCGTGATATGGCGGCACAGAAATACATAAACCGTTTTACTACGGCAAAGATAACAGTGCATCAGACAAATCACAACAAAATAAGCAAAGAACTCGACCTTGACGGTGTGACAGAGCACCTTAGAAAGACAATGGAAGAACAGATGATTTCAGCAGCGGAAGGAGTGCATATATAATGTATTCAATGTATATAGAAGATGTGCTGTTTCCTGTAACACCCGGAAAAATATCATATAAGATTGGCAATAACAATAAGACTATCACCCTTATTAACGAGGGTGAAGTCAATCTTATAAAGACCCCGGGTCTGACGGAAATAACAATAGACGAATTGATATTGCCGGTATTTCAGAAATATCCTTTTGCTCAATATGAAAAAGATGTATTTCAGAATGCGGAGTATTTTCTGGGAAAACTTGAAGAATGGAAAAAAAGCAATAAGCCGGTAAGTTTTAAATTGGTTAAAAATGTAGATTTGTATGACGGTCAGCTTGGGATTATAAACGGAACAGGGATTCATGTAACGGAAATTATTAAAGACAGGAGAAAACATTATTATGAGATTGCAACTAATTTGGAGACAGTCTTTAAGTATGTAACAATCGAAGATTACGAGATAATGGAAGATGTCGAGAGTTATGGGCTTGATATTGCCGTAAAACTTACAATGAAAGAATACCGCCAGTGGGGAATAAAAAAACTTGTGGTTAAAAAATCATCAAAGAAAGCGTCAAAAAAGAAAACAAGAAAAAACTCTAAAAGTGCGGCAAAAACCTACAAAGTAAAAAAAGGTGATACTTTGCTCAATATAGCGAAAAAACAGCTCGGCAGTTCATCAAGGCGGAAAGAGATATATAAACTCAATAAAAGCAGGATTGAACAGGCGGCGAAAAAGCATGGCAGAAAGTCATCGTCTAACGGATTGTATCTGTATAAAGGTACGGTTTTGAAACTGCCAAAGTGAGGTGTGTTATGGCGAAAGATATAGTAGATGTTGCGATTGGCGAGCTTGGATATAAGGAACAGGGGAACAATCGCACAAAGTATGGAGCGTGGTATGGCATGAATGGAGCTGCATGGTGCCATATGTTTGTTTCATGGTGTGCATATAAAGCCGGGGTGTCAGTTTCGATAGTGCCAAAGACAGCGTCAACCTCTGCCGGAATGGCATGGTTTAAGAAAAAAGGATTGTTCAGATACAAAGGCAGATATACACCAAAGCGTGGAGATATAGTATATTTCAAGACAAACAGAAGTCATGTCGGGATTGTTGAAAAAGTTTCTGGAAGTACATTACATACCATTGAGGGAAATACCTCGGACAAGGTTGCAAGGCGGACATATCCACTTTCAAATGCAACGATAACAGGATATGGTGTACCTAAATATCCAACAAAAACTACGACGAAAAAAACTAAGAGTAGTAAAAAAGAACTGGCTGGTCTGAAAAAAATCTTGAAAGAGAAAGAAACGACGCAGAAAAAGATAAGTGCCGATATAAAGGAAACAACAAAGCTTCCTGAGGGTATAGTGACTATTACTGTAGTGAATGGAAACAAGAGATATGATATACCTGCTTTGGAGGGTGCAAGTATTACATGGGAGAGAAGTGGGACACCCGGCAAGCTGACCTTTGAAACTAAGTATAAGAAAAAATATAAGATAGTTGAGGGAAACAGTGTGCTTGTTACCGTGGATAAGAAAAAGATCTTCTATGGATTTATATTTACAAGGTCATTTAAAAAAGACGGCTTTGTTACATTTACCGTATATGATCAGTTGAGGTATCTGAAAAATAAAGAAACTCTCATATATAAGAAAAAGAGGGCGGATGAAGTTATCAACATTATAGCAAAGCGTTTTAATATGAATTGTGGAAAACTTGCGAATACAGGCTATAGAATGTCAGCTATTGAGGATAACACAACGCTTTTTGATATTATACAGAACAGTCTTGATGATACCGTGCTAAGCACCGGAATGGTTTATGTTTTGTTTGATGAGGTCGGAAAGCTCCGTTTAAAAAAGATTTCCGACATGAAAGTAAATGGCTGTCTTATCGACAAGGAAACCGGTGAAGAATTTTCATATCAGACAAGTATAGACTCGGATGTATATAACCAGATAAAACTTATTTATGAGAACAAGGACAATAAGAAAAAGAAAGGTACTTATGACCTGTATGTTACAAAGAACAGTAAGAGCATAAACAGGTGGGGTGTTTTGCAATATGTAGAAAAGATTAACACACCCAAACTTGGAAAACAGAAATCGGCGGTACTGTTGAAAATATACAATAAAAAGCAAAAGACTTTGAGTATAAGCGGTGTCATAGGAAATACGAATGTGCGTGCAGGTTCGCTTGTTCCGGTTATGCTGGAGCTTGGCGACATGAAAGTATCAAATTATATGCTTGTCGAAAAGGTAACACACAAGTTTAACAACAGACAGTACACTATGGATCTTGTTGTATCGGGAGGTGGTTTTGTCAGTGGCTAATTCAAGTATTGTACAGCTTATAAAACAGATGGCGGTTGAAGCTGTGAAAGCATCAAGACCGTGTGATTATATTGTTGGAAATGTAATAGGAACAGACCCGCTTAAGATTAAAGTATCAAATTCCCTTGTAATAGAAGATGATTTTCTGGTAAAGACACGGAATGTAACTGACTATGTGCAGGAAGTAGGCGAGGGAGTGGCAAAGAAAAATGTAAAAATCTACAATTCATTAAAGGAGGGTGATAGTGTTTTGATGTTTCGCAAGGCAGGCGGACAGGAATACATTGTAGTAGACAGGATGGTGGCAGATGATACCTAATAATGAATATGACGAGGAAGTCGACGAGGAACAGGATTATGATTTTGAAGAATATGAAGAACCATCAAAGACATATGCAATGTATCTGACGGATGACAAGTCAGGGTTTCTCGGAAAGACGGATGATGAAGCGGCGGTAAAACAGGCAATTCTTAAGATCTTAAATACGGAAAGATACGCTTATGAAATATATTCGTGGGACTACGGCATAGAGCTTAATGACCTTATCGGAAAATCAATGTTGTATGTACTTAGTGAGATAGAACAGAGAGTTACTGAGGCGGTCACGGCGGATGACAGAATAGAATCAGTGGAAGATTTCGGGGCGGCAATAGTTGATAAGAAAACCATTTATATAACATTTACGGCGGTCACGGCACAAAACGAGCAGATACCTATAGAAAGTGAGGTGGAATTATAATGTTTGAAGAAAATGATTTTGATACGCTTATGGAGCGTATGCTTGAAAATGTGAGTGATGAACTTGACAAGAGAGAGGGCTCGGTAATCTATGATGCAATAGCACCGGCGGCACTTGAACTTGCAAATATGTATGTTGCACTTGATGTGGTTATGGATGAAGTGTTTGCTGACACGGCATCTTATTATTACCTGATAAAGAGGGCCGCAGAAAGAGGTATTTATCCGAAAGAGGAGACCAATGCGGAGTGTGAGCTTTTAGTAGTGCCGTCAGATACGCAGATAGCCGTAAATGACCGTTTTGCTCTGGGAGAATTTAATTATACCGTTGCTTCTGTTATAGATGCCACGCAGGGTCTTTACAGGCTTATATGTGAGACGGCAGGCAGTGCGGGAAACCAGCAGTTAGGCGGGCTCATACCTTTAGAGACAAAAGAAAATCTAAATGATATGGAGAGTGCCACGCTTACACGGATACTTATTCCAGGAGAAGATGAGGAGGATGTGGAAGTATTCAGAGAAAGGTATTTCTCGTCATTTAATCAGATAGCCTTTGGAGGAAATAAAGCGGACTATAAAGAAAAGATAAACGATATTGCAGGTGTAGGCGGCTGTAAAGTCATCAGGGCATGGAGCGGCGGCTGCAAGCCTGCCGACATGATACCGGGTGAAAATGTAACATCGTGGTATGAAAGCCAGTCAGAGAGTACACTTGGGAAAGATGTTTATTCATGGTTAAAAAATGTATATGGTGCTGCGAAAGAAAAACTTCTTACAATAGGTGGAACAGTAAAAGTAATAATCATAACATCAGAATTTAGTGTACCGTCAGATGTTCTGGTAAATACAGTACAGACAGCATTAGATCCTGAAATTTCAGGAGAGGGTGACGGGATAGCACCGATTGGCCATGTTGTAAATGTTAAAGGAGTACAGGGACACAGGATAGACATATTGCTAAATCTTGTATATAAAGAGGGTTTTACATATACGGGATTAGAAAGCAACATAAAAGATAGTATCGATGCATATTTTTCTGAACTTGCAAAGACATGGTCTGAAACTGAAAATCTGACGGTACGACTTAGCCAGATAGAATCAAGAATGTTGATGATTGACGGGATTTTGGATGTTGAAGAGGTAAAACTTAATGGTTCATCTGAAAACATAATTCTTGAATATGACGAGATACCGATAAGAGGTGATGTAAATATATGATAGAGAAAAAAAGGCTGATAGAATATCTTCCACCGTTTATAAAACAGTTTCCTGAAATGCAGGAAATAATGAAAAGTGAGAACAAGGAGACAGACATTGCCGATAAGAAAATGTCGGAAGTTCTTGATAATGCCTTTATTGAAAGCTGCGACGGGTACGGAATAAAAAAGTATGAAAATATGCTGGGAATAAATCCGTCAGACAGTGACACATTAGAACTGCGTAAAACAAGAGTATTAAACAGGTGGAATGACACGGTACCATATACATATAAAGTATTGCTGCGTCGATTAAATATATTTTGCGGAGTAAACAATTTCGATATAAGCGGAAATCTTAAAGATTATGAATTGTTTATTACCACAAATTTATTTAAACCGGGGCAGGTAAAAGAATTTGAGATAATGTTAGACAGGCTGATACCGGTAAATATATATTTGAGAACAGATAATAAAGCGGCACATGATATATCAGGAAAAGAGAGTATAGGCGGAAATGTTACTTATACAAGAATGAGAACAATAGGAAAGGCGGTGTGATAATGGAAAACATAGTGATAACAGAACAGGGCAAACAGCTTATGTCAAAAGTTATTTCAGAAACAGAGTCAATGACATTTACAAAGATAGCGGTAAGTGACTATGATTATAGCGGTATTGAGCTGCAAAATATAAGCGAATTGCAAAGCGTAAAACAGACGGCTATAATAGCCAAAATATCAAGAACAGATGGAAAGACAGTGGAAATATTAGCCGCAATAAACAACGAACAAATACCGGAGGCATATTATGTAAGAACTCTGGGTGTTTATGTAAAGGACAGCTCAGAAAATGAAATATTATATGGTATCAGTATATCGAGAGAAAATCCGGATTATATGCCTGCATATGATGGAAAAACATTGTCAGGAGTATCCTATCGTATAAATGTGACGGTAGAGGACAGTGAATATATAACAGTCAATGTAAATCCGGCAGCAGTTCCCACGATAATGCAGGTAGAGGATATAGAGACTGCTTTTAGAGAGCATACGGAGGATAAAGTTTCTCATATAACAGCGGCGGATAAAAAGAAGCTGGATGGGATAGAAGATGGAGCGAATAAAACTATTGTTGATAATGAACTAAATTCATATAGTTCAAATCCTGTGCAAAATCAAGTAGTTTATGAAGAAATGTTAAAAAGAATGGCACAAAAATGGGTTGGAAGTCATCTTTATACATTGTATGGAATAGTAGCACCGTCAACAGTTAATGGGGCTAATACGGGTTCTCATTATCTTGATGTGAAAACAGGTAACACTTATATTATGACAAGATATACAGATAGAGGTGCACAGGCATGGACTAATACAGGGACTTTACAAAGTGTTGAAGAAATATTGAATTCTAAATTCGATAAATCAAATATAGCAAACAACCTTGTTACAACAAGAGAGGGATATGCACTTGATGCAAGGCAGTTGAATAAAAGTGTGGCGGGTAGTTTCGCCGAGAGCGTTGATAACAGTATCACTGCGTTAAATAATGCTTTAACACCTTTCAAATTTACAAATGTTGCTAGCGGAACACAAAACATTATGGCATTTTATAATTCAATTACAAAAATGATGTTTGTGAGTTTTAATTATAATATAGCTCGTGTAAATGAACCAACAAGTCTAGTTATACTTAACGACAATGCTCATACCATAGATACTGATAAATATAGATTCCCCGTTAGTGCTTGGGATGGTACAACCGGAAATATAGTATTATCGTATGGATATGTATCCGGACAAAACATATGCATATATGCTCCGCCATGCAATGAATTTAATGCTTATGCTGCATTTTTTTACCATTGCAAATAGTATTTAACTCTATATTGATTTTATATAAAGAAAGGAATGACTATTATGAAAATCAAATTAAAAGACAACACAGAACTTACGGTAACAGATGCTTGCACATCAACATCAATAGTAGCTGAGTTTATCTCAGCTGAGGAAATTGAAGATTTCCGTAAAAAACTTACAGACGAGAATTTATCATCTTTTGCATATGTAAATGATGAAGAAGAAAGTAGTGTGATAGGTGAATATCAAAATTATACCTTTGAGAGTGTAACATATGCAGAGAAAGAAAATATATTTGTTGCAACATTTAACATCCGTCAGCTCAGCAATATAGATGTGCGTCTTGCAGCCATTGAAGCAGGGCAGACTACTCAGAATGATGCCATTGCTGAGATGTCAGAGGTTATTTATAGTGAATAGAAAGGGGGTGGACGATATGGTGAAATTTTGGTCTGAGAGAATTGCATACGATTTGAATCGTATTGACGAAGTTCCGGCGAAATTAAGAGAAAAAGTAAAAAAATATATCGAACAGCATAGTGAAGCGTAAAAGCTTCTTTTTTTATGCCTAAAAAGGGCAGGAAAGGACAAAGAAATGGATAAAATACAGATTTATGCAACACAGTTAGGGTTATCAACTGTCATTGCAGCAATATCCTCAGAATGTGGATTGCTTGGCTGGCTGCTTTTTGCGGT